TTATTTAACCCATGGGTGCTTTGATTTTAAAATTTCATCATCTACAATGCCCTTACTTTTGATAATGTTATCTATAATTTCGGACTCGTTCATAATCAGGCTTCGATTAAACACTGCCTCCACATCCGTTGCACCCTCACCCTCAAGCAGCTCAAAAAGCTGTTCGAGCGAGGCGGCAAACTCGGTTTCCATACCGTTTGCATCAATATCTATATCGTTGTACATACTCATAATATTCATTTGATTAGGGTTTGATGAAAGCCTGTCGTCCTTAGTATTGTATCCTCTGCCGTTTTCAAATATCGCCTTTTTAAAAATATCTATAATTGCCTTGTAGTTATCCGCATTTATATTTATGCTCAGCGTTTCGACACCGCCCTGCGAGCCGTCAACGGTTTTCACCTTAACCGCACCGTATACCGACAAATTTCTTCTGAACTGCCCGAGGTCCTCACCGTCATAATTCTTGATAACAAGCACGGTGTTTCTTACGTCCTCCTCCATACAATTTCTAAAGTCGGAAATAAGGCTGTTAAGTCCGTCCTGCAAGGTTTTTACGCTCTTTATAAGCGGTATCTCCTGCGAACTGCTGCGAAAGGCTATAAGCGGCACTCTTTCAAAGGCGGCAGGCTTACCGTTCGTTACGGCATACGGCATTAAGCCGCCCTCCTCCTTTAATCTGCCACCCTCCACAAGATATCGCCTTACGCCCTCCTTTGTGTAAAGCTCGGCATATTTTTTAAAGCACTCACGCTTGCCCTCATAGCACTGCACCTTAAACACTCTTATTGCATATTCAAGCCTTGTATGTTCTATATCCGCCCACACCGGTACAACCTCATACGGCTTAAAATGTCTGAAAATCGGCTTGCCGTCACTCGAGGGATAAACATAAAGCCAGCCGATACCGCAGTTCAGCACATCCTCGCCGATATTTCTCAGCATTCTGAAAAAGCCTCGATTAAATATCCTCGTCAATCTTTCCTTTCTTGCCTCGTCGGCGCATCTTATCGTAATCGGCTTACCCAAAAGATAATTAACCTTTTGGTCAACCAGTACACGATAAATATTATCCACAATACGATTATTGGGTAAATTTTCCACCTCAACCTGCTTTCCGCCCTCACCTATTGCGGTACGAACGTGCCTTAATATATCGTGTTCGCCCCTGTAATACCTCTCGCCCAAAAGCATATCCCTCTTGCGTATCGAAGCATTAAAATGAGCTATATCCCTTTCCGCCATCTCCTTAAGGGTAATGGGTGCATTTTCCGCAATAATAGCGTTAATTCTGTCATTCTCCGTCATATTATACCTTCCTTTCTAAAAATGAATTCCCTCCGAGCCGTATGAAAGTTCCTCCTCAAGCCGCTTAACAAAAACATCTGCGAGCTTTTCAAGCTCCTTGTCATTATTAACGGTAGCGTAAGCCTTAAAGTCCACATTGATATTTATATCTCCCCTGCCGCCGTCATTTTTACCGGTTGCAAGAAGCTCCGTAAGAGTGCTCGTTATATTTGTGCCGACAACCTCTGAGCTACCGATATACTTCTCGTCGGATAAAGCCGATAAATAAATCTCTTTTCCTACCTCGGCACTTTCATCTGCACGGCTGAAATTAAGCCTTTCCGATACCTCTCTCGCATTTTCAAGTGCAAGCACCTCACGTCTGTATTCACTTCCGTCAAAGCATCTTTCCGACAGCTCGGATATTTTACAAAGCGTGCTTTCAAGCTCTGCTGTACTGCCGATTTCAAGCATTCTTTCAAACTCCACAGAAGCTTTCTCGGACGTTTCCTTTTCAAACTCACTGCTTGATATCAGCCTATCCGACAGCGACAACACCGAAGCAAAATTATTTGCCTCGGATAAATATTTTTCATAGGCACTTTCTCTTTCGGTCACGGCAAAACAGCTCTCTCTTTCTCTGTCCGAAAGCCTGTCCGCCTCATAATAGCCGTACTTTGCACCCGCCACCGCATCAATCGAATAATTCAGCTCCAAAGCCGTATTATATGTACTGTTTGCCACTTCCGAAAATGAATTGGCACTCTCAATATCACTGCTACGTGAAAAATAATCTACCGCTTCCGCCCTATTTTCAACCTCATAATACGCAGAGCTTGTGTCATATTTTGTATTAAAAATATTGGTGACATTCTGCGTATTATTTACCTTCTCAATTTCGTCCCTTTCCGCTTCAAGCTCCTCATATAACACACACTGCACACTGTAGCTAAGCTCAAGCAGCTGCATATAAAAGCTAAGCACCTCCAGCCAATCAAAAAGCTCCATATAACACACCCCTATTCAAAAGAAAACCTCTCCCCGCTCTCGATACCCTCCATTGCGTAACGCATAGCGTCCATAAGGTGATTGTATCTGTCGCAGGGGTGGTTTATCATATTTCCGAACCTGTCCTTTTGCCACATATAATTGCTTATTTCGGCAAGAAAGCTTTTGCACCGAGGGTGAATAATTATTCTGTAGTCGCTTATAAAGTCAATGCCTGCTCTTATGCTGTCGCTTCCCTTGTGTGCGCCCTCTATCCTTAGTCCAAGCTCTCTTAAGCGGTCTATGGATTTAGGCTCGGCGCTGTCGGCAATTATCCTTGACTTTAACCAATCTCTCCTGCGCACCTCGTTGTATATAGCTTCATTTGACATACCCTTTTTGTAAAGCTCATCATATACATAAAGCAGTTTATTTTTTACATCACACAGTCCGCAAAATATTGCCGTAGGGTCATTTGCATAGCCAAAGTCAAGTCCCATAACATTTTTAATATTATCCTTGCCAAAAAGCTCCGTTTCATCAAACTCCTGCTTCTCCCAGGCTTCGTATACAAGACCCTCGGCTATGCCCCACTCCCCCAGTCCCGCTACCTTGTATCGTCTCGGGTTTTGCTCACGCATACGTTCAAACACGGCAATATCTGCTTCATCAAGCCATTCGTTACACAAATAGGTAGTGGTTTTCGCAAGCACATTTTCATCTTCGGTATCAAAAAATCGTCTCTTTATCCAATGCCCCTCGTTCCACGGATTGAGCGTCAGAGTAATCTGCTTGAAAAGGCTTTCGGGTACTTCACCTCTTATGCTTTCGTCAAGCATATCAAACGCCTCCTCGTCATTAACCTCATAGGCCTCCTCAATCCACAGCCAACAAAGACAACCGTTTGTAACCGTAATCGAGGTGATTTTAATAGGGTCATCAAGTCCACGAAAGTATATTTTTTGCCCAGTCGGCTTGTAGGTGATTTCCAGCGGCGACACCTTAAATAAAAAATCATCACGCAAGCCAAGTCTGTCGATTGCCCAACTAAGCTCGGCATAACAGCTGTCACGCAGGGTTGCATATACGTGCCTTACCACAAGCAGATTAGCCTCGGGATATTCAAGCAGTCTGTCGATAAAATTAAGGGCGGTGGTTTTGCTTTTTTTGCTGGCACGACTGCCCTTACACACTCTGTAACGCCCCTTGAAGCTCCAGTAGTCGTCATAGCCGCCGCCCACCAGCCTTTTGTACATACTCTCCTCCAAGCTCATCACCTCTACTCATCGTTTGTAATACCCAAACTGCCGCCGATTGCAAAGCCATCTATTGCCGTAATAGTCGAATTTTTCGCTATACAGCCGCTTACACAGCCGTTTGTACCCGTGTCTAAATTCTGCGAGTTGTGTATCAGCCTTACATTGTCGGCTTGTGAAGCGCTCTCAAATGTACAGCCGACAAGCCTTATACCCGTAAACTCAGTAGCCGAGGTTTCAAACATAAGCGCTCCGTAGGTAGCAGACGGCATATATTTAACCGTAACATTAAACATTCCAAGCCCGTCTGCCTGCTCATCTATGCCCATTTTATCAAGCAGTATCACACCCTGAGTGTCGCTTGCGGGTGCAGTGTTGCTCTCTATGCACAAATCGGCTATGGTAATATCCCTGTTAAGCACATTCACACGCCCCTTGTCGCAGTTGATTACCGTACCCATACCGCTACCGCAAAGCTTAATGCCCTTGCACTTGAGCGACAGCGCACCTGCAAGGCTATATGTACCCGGCTTAAAATAAATCACACCACCCTCGGTAAGCTCACTTATTTTGGTATTAAGCCTTTTCATACACTCCGTACTGCCGTCATACAATATATCCTCCATACCGTCATAGTCGGATGAGTCCGCCGTACCTACAACCACCGTTGCAGATGACGAGTGCAGGCTCGGCAGGTCATACAAGTCCTTATAACTGCCGCTGTGTGCAACACTGCTTAGACCTCCAGTTTCATCACTGAGCCTTTTAAGCTCGGTATCTATCACAGAATAATTTTCGTTAAAAATATCCACATCATAATAGTCCTCCTGCTCGGGAAGCACCAAATTATAATTTATCGTTTTTGTACTCATTCAATTACCTCCTCTCTTAAGCTTTTGTGTGTGTATTTGCCAAGCATACCGTGCGTAAACGGCTTAAGTGTTTCGTGTACATTGTAAGCAAGCGTGCATTTAAGCGAAATATTGCAGGGTAGCATACGCTTCAGCATACTTTTAACAGTGTCAAACTTACTTTTTGCATCAAGCTTGATTAAAACACGAAGTGTATATATATCCTTTGAATACTCCATATATACATTGCCCTCACCGCACAGCAGTACAAGCTTTGCATATATGCTCGCAAAGGTGTAGGGAGTGTCGCCGTTAAGTGCGGCAAGCACTCTCATTCTTCTGTCCTCAACACTTTCTCCCACCTGCGGAGTAAGCGAAAGCATTTTTTCATACCTTTCAAGTCCGAAGTCCTCGCAGAGCAAAACAAAGCACTCGTTCATCGCCTTATCCTTTTCGGTGTACATAGTGTCAAACTCGCCCTGCAAGCCGTTGTAAAGCTCTTGAAACTCCTTAAGCTCAGCCATATATCCCGGCAGATATTCTATGGCTCTTTTTCCTCTGCTCACCCGCTCACCTCCACATTTAAGTCACCAAGCTCGGCAAAGCAGTCCTTATCAAGCACCAGCTCATCACCGAATACCGCACCGCCTATGCTTATCTCGCTTATACCTCTGACACCCGCAATAGCCTGTATCTTTCCCGCAAGATACGAAACAATAACGGTTATATCGTCATTGTCCTCGCCCGTGTAAATATCCTCCCACGCACTGTTAAGCTCGGCAAAATATTCCTCCGTCACCTTCTTTATATACGGTCTTAAAAGCTCTGCATTATAGCCGTCCGACACTCTCAGCTTCACCTCAACATCAAGGCATTGACTGCCCACAGTGCCTACGGTTACTATATGCCCAACCGGTGCAATACCGATGCCCTTACCGCTTATCGGGTCTATATACTCCTGCACGGCAGAAATAAGGGCGGGTGTACAGCTTTCCCGAGAGCTGTTTGCTATCACTATTTTCACCGTACCGCCACCATTCCACTCGTCGGCACAGTACACTCTTACCTGCCCTATGCCACCGAGACTTGTTATCTCCTCCTGCTCATTCAGTGCCTTAACCTTTTGTCTGTAGTCGGCAATATTACCGCCAAAGGCTTGAGCATTCAGACTTTCAAGGTATCTCTGTCTGAAAACCTCGGTGTCCTCCTCATCTCTGCCCGCCGTAATAATACCTGTAAGCTTTGCGCTTTTAAGTCCGTCAATATATTCAAGCGGTGTCATAGTGCCGAGGTGTAAATTACCCTCCGCACCCACGGTTTCGCAATACACGGCTCTGCCACCGTCGGCAAGTGTCTCACCCACCATATAGTTAAGCTTGTCGAGGTTAAACCTCTTGCCCTCAACCTCCGCATCCTCCGGCTCAAACTCACCTTTCAGCACAGCCGCAGTTGCTCCGTAGGGTTCAAGTCCACGCTCTCTTGCCCTCATAACAAGCCACGTTCTGTCCGCCGTATCGGCAAAGCACTGGTTAAGCATTTCATCAAGCTCAATATACATAAGCTGTAGCTCGACGGCGGCGGGTGCGAGTGCATCGTAAATAACCGAGCCTTCCCTCTTGTCCATATCGTCCGATACCCTGTCAAGCATACGTGCCAGTATGTTTTCAAAGGTATATTCCTCAAACATAGTTATCAACCTCCCAATCATAAGTAAAATTGCCCTCACCGCTTACTACCTTAAAGCTCACGTTGAGGGTGCGGCTTTTCTTGTTTTCCTCAAATTCAAAGTCGGTCACGGCAGATATCCTGTCATCCTTTAAAAGTGCCGCTCTTATACATCTTTCAAGCTCTGCCCATACGTAGGGTGTAAGTCTGCCCATATAATCTATAAGCTCCGTGCCGTAGCTGTCGGAGTAAATTATCTCGGCATATCTGACAGTTGACATTATTTTGTATATCGCCTGCTTCAATGCCTCCGTACCGTAGGCATAGCCTGCCACACGCTTGGTGCTTGTGTTTATAAGATAGGTCTTGTCGGGATAAACCGTGTATTCCGCCTTGTCAAATCCGCTGTTTTCGGGTGTCATTCCTCGTCCTCCTCTCTGAGCTTGTCCAAAATAAGATACCTCTGTCCGCCCTTGCTTCTCAGCATAATAAGCCTTTCGCCCTCCTTAAGTCCGTAGGTTGAGGCTGTATTATATAAAAAATCTCTGTCTATAACCGCCTTTTGCTCAAGCATAATTTCGAGTGGAATATCCTCCAAAATATCCTCCTTTTGAATAACTCTGCCAAGCACAATACAATCCGGCTTTTGGGAATTTACCGCATCTACGGCGCATTGCTTTACAAGGCTTGCAAATTCAGACATCAAACTCACCCTCTCTCCCGTATAAATCAATATCCATCAAGTGACTTTTACCCGCAAAGGTATGCTTTACCCTTTCGCACATCATATATTCATCAATGACAATATCGCCGAGGTCAAGGCTCACCTTAAGCACAGAGCCTCCCCTCACAGCAATATCACCCTTAACATCATAGAGCTTCAGGTATCTTCGCTTTCGTGAGTATTTTGCAAGCTCACTTGCGGCAAGCTCTCTCAGCCTTGCCGTATTCATTTCCTCTTTCGGCTTTGTGTAAAGCTGTAGCCTGCCCCATCTGCTCACATTATCGTCCGAAGCCGTATAAATTCGGCGCACACCCTCACTTTTGTCGTCCTCCGACATCACCACATAGTCATATACCTCCTTGTCAATGGTGGAGGTATAGTCAAAGCCTGAGATATTATCCTTGTTAAGCTCGGTATCAAGTGTCATAGTCTGCATTGCTCTGAGACAGATTTTGCCAAAATCGTCCAACAGAATAAATCTGTTGCCCGTAGCCGTATAGGTAATATCGGCGGCATTTTCAAGTATATC